ACTGTACCTTCTAATGTTGCTTTTAAAACTGCTTTCTTTTCTAATGCTTCTAATTTTTTTGTTAACTCGATAATCTTTAACTTATCAGCATCTACTACTTCTTCTACTACTTCTGCTTTAGGTTCTTCTTCAACTGGTTTCTCTTCAGCTTTATGTTCTTCTTCTACAGGAGCATCTACTTTTGGTTCTTCCTTAGGTTCTTCTGCCTTTAATTCTTCAGGTAAACCCTGGATTTCTTCCTTTTTAATTTCACTCATTTTGGTTTCCTCCATATTAATATCAAATGATTTCGCCATTGCCATAAATGTAGCATTACGATTACTTTGAATAGGTACTATTGTTGCTTCTAAGATTTCTGCTTCTTTGAAACCTTTGAATTTCTTTCCATCAACTTCTTTCTCTACCATCTCACCTTTAGGTATAGCACCAATACTGATACCAACTCCAAGTCCTTTTGCAATTGCTTCTTCAACCATTGCCTTTGCTTGTCGCCCTAATGGGTTTGATTCTAAGAAGAATGGTTTTGCAGTCATTGCGTGATTTTCACCATTACTGATTAATTGTTTCTCGTGCCATCCACCAATAAGTTTCTCTAACTTATTTTCGTGATTAGCTAACATTGGTAATGCTCTTGTGTCATTTACCCAATTCTGTAATAGTTCTTTGCTCATAAATTCGTTATCCCTATCAATAGAATTATCAGATAAAATTCCAACAAAGGCACCCTCTGCATTTTTACTAATCGGCATCCAGAGATTTCTCTTCTCAATTTCCATTTAATATACCTCCTACTAAATTATGTAATAAATGATGATACTCAATATGTTTTGATTTGTTTTCAAATAAATATAAGTTATCTTCATTATTGTTTGTTCTTGAAAAATCTAAATGGTGCACAATTTCCTCTTGTGTTAAGTGTCTACCCAACTTCTTTTCCATCACTAATCGGTGTTCGGGGACATATCCTTCCGCATTACAAAACGGGTGTGTTCGGTTTTTAACATAAACATATCCGTGTCTTTTTATTGTACCAGAAATCCAAGCAGGGTTCTTTTTACCCTCTTTTGACAATGTCCGAATATTCTTAGAAGGTTCAAACCCATATCTCTTGAATCTTTTACAAATTAAAGAAATTGAACAACCAAACTCCCTTGAAAGTTGTAAGTAAGACATATTTTTGTTATAATACAAATCATACAATTCTTCTTTTGTTATGTCTTTTCTTGTCATTATATATCTCCAATACTTTTAAAGTATTTAAATAATATTTTTAATCGAACTGTTTTAGCACTGGTTGTAGTGTACTTCTACAATTTGTGTGTGCTGGTGGCATATCTCCTTGCCAGTGTTTACTCTTACCACTTTTAGTGATGTAAGATGTTTCAAACAAAGTATTCAGTGGTACTTCTTTGTTATGTAATGCTTCACATATCTCACTTGTTCTGTTATCTAAAAACGCATCCCATCTAACAGCTTCAACAATGTTAGACTTCAAATACGATTTCATCTTTGCGTGATTGTTAAATCTTGTAGTTTCAGTTCTTGCAATTGCTGTTGCTCTACTATCAGTAACGTCAATCCGTTCTTTGATTTGTTTCTTAACTTCGCCCATAGTATCTCTGTTAACAATACCATCACTTACAACTTGACTAACTTCACGTTGTAAATCTTCTGATACACCTTTCAACCCTTTCCAACGTTTACCATCAATGTAGAATCCGTTAAGTTGTCTATCTGCTAACCAACTAATATCTTGATTGAAAGATTCATCGAACCCAACGTCCATATCAAGTTGTACTTCTGCTTCTTTGATTCCCTCTTTTAATGTTAGTTTAATTGTTGCCATTAAACCTTTTCTAAATCCAACAGTGTTTACTCTGTTGAATAATTCTCTAAGAAACTCACCAAAAGATTTGTTCATATACTTAACATCTTTATGTAGTTCTTCTTCGATTGTTCTGTCTAAAAAACTAAATATCTCTTTCTCCCATTTAGCGAACTTTTGTTTGAGGAATGTTTCGTAATCTTTAGATTCTTCTATCATCTCTTGTCCAGCTTCTTTACTTAGTGCTTCTGGTAAATTCTCAACTGGCACTTCTTTCTCTTTCAAAGGTACTGCATCAAATAATACGTTCTTCTTGAAATCTCTAATTGCTTGTTCTTCACTAACTTCATACCTCAATCCAAACTCTGCAATATCCTCTTTCTTAATGATTGTAAAATATTCCCAGTATTCAATGGACTTGATATAAAGAGTAAACTTATTTGATTCTTCCAGATAGTGCAACTTACGTTTATCCTCATTACGAGGTTGGTTTTCTGCAATTTCAATAAACTTACTATATTCTAATTCTAACATTTTTAATCGTCAACTAATACTATATCAAATACTCCACCTGCATCTCCACCAACGGAATCTGCCTGTGCAGAAAGTTTAACAACTGCACCTGATGGCATCATTAACGGAACATCAAACGGAATCCAACCACTTGTGGAATCGTTCAAAACCACAACGTCTTGGAACAAAAACACTCCAGGGAGTAATGCCCTATTACTTCTTTCCACAGTTGCTCTTAACCTTAAATCTACTTGTTTAGTTATACCACTTGATTGCCAACCAATGACGTAACCTGTTTTGCCATTGGGAACTTTATATCTTGCAGACAAAGACTGATTCCCTCCAGCAGAAATGTATTCATAATCTGTTCCTGCACCACCAACTGTTCTCATAACAAGATTTCCTACTGCTGCACCATTTGAGCCTACTGTTTTTGCGTGCATCCATTGAATAAAATTAATATCTGTAGCGTTTGTAGTTACAGGAGTTGTACCATCCATAATTATTGTTTCACTTTGTTCATCATCAGAAGAGTCAAGATAATGTAATTCAAGTGTTACTATCCCTGTACCTGCCACACCATCTTGTCCATTTGAAGAAACTACTTCTAATTGAATTCCTCCTGGTTCTGGAACGACTATTGTACTTGGAATTTCTGATAAATCGTCAAGGACAGTTGCACTTATAGAATTCTTTCTTCCTGCAATTGAAAACATCTTAATACCAGAAATATGTCCTCTTGCAACTTCAAACAAAAAGTTTGTAGTTGATAATGCGTTTTCTGAACTAAGTTTTACATTATCAAACACACCTGATGGAGTTAACCCTGTAATCACTGCTTTGGCTAATTCTGCATCGTCCTCTGCAACAATAGAATCTCCAACTCTGTGCGAACTTGGTTTTACATAATATGGTTTTAATATGGTTTGTAATCTGAATTGTGCTTGTATTACTGCCCCGTTAGTGTACATTACCCTAAAGTATCTTGCAGCCGTTTGAAATGAAAAGGTTTTCCCAGTTCCTGCTGGAATAGTAAATGTATCTGTATGGTCCCAGTTAGTATTATCAGTAGAGAACTGAACAGAAAGTCCATCAGTTGCACTTTCTACATCTGAATATACAGAAACTATTATTACCCCGTGATTAACTACTTCTTCAGAAGAACCAGTAAATACATTAACTCCTGCTGGGTCTAAGATTGTCGCAGTACTATTATCTGAACTAATGTGTCCAGGTGTAATTGTTACTAACCCTAAAGAACCATCAGCAGTAATTACATCAACTGTATCTACTCCATCTGTGACCTTAACAAACTCGGCAGTACCTACAGTGCCACCAGAAACATCACCCGTTGCATTAACTCCTAATACTCTCCTTGCTTTAGCATCATCAGCATAAGACTCACGACTTTGGTCTGCTGCACCTTTGCCAGAATTACTGTTTGCCATTTACCATAAACCCCTTAAATAACTTTTGATATAGTTTCTTGGCTTCGTCTTTCTCTTTATCGTTTTCCTCTTTCTTTTTATCTCGGTCTTTGTCTTTAGGATTCTCTTTCTTCTCGTCCTCCTCCTCGTCATCGCCCTCGCCTTCACTATCGAGCATTTGTTGTTGCATCATCATTGCCATTGGTTCGTGTCCCCAATCTACTGGGTCTAAACCCTCTTCTGCTCTAACTTCATTGATAGTTAAGACGTTAGCATTTAACTTCGCCATCATCTGTTCGTGTTCAATCTTCTCAGCTGCATCGTCTTTAGTGAACCAAGAAAAGATTAATTCATCAGTACCTAATAACTCTGGTAAGATTTCTCTATTGATTGCGTTCTCGATTAATGTAAGATAAGGTTTGATTGCGTTCTTAACAGTTGTACGTTCTTGTGATTCACCAGTACTACGATTAGAGTTTTCATAAAATCCTACTTCTTGTGGTGATAGGCCGAATGCTGCGAATACTAAATGGAAGTACCATTTCTGTCCCTCTAACCATTCCATATCTTTATTGGTCATAGCCAATGGTGTAAATGCTGCATCTGAATTGTGAAATACAAGTTTGTGAGGACGACCTTTAACTTCGTTCTCCCACGCAGATTTAAATGCGTTCATTTGTTCACTTGCCATTGGTACACTTACGATACCATCAGGCACAGCTGAATTAGAAAATCTCTCTTTATTGAATCGTGTAGATTGAATCATTAACTCTACTTCTTGTTGAACCCCTTGCAATGGACTAAATCCATAAGGGAATACTTCAGTGTTAGTGTTCATCTTACGATATATTAATTCGTTCTTCAGGAAAGGTACTGGTGCTGACATTGGTTGTCTAAATGAATATTGATAATAACCTGGCATCTCAGTACCATCAGAATCTTCACCAATAATCCCGTGTTCATTAACATTGATTAAGAATCTTCCACCATCATAAGGGAATAGTTCAACTAACTTACCAGCGACATTCCTTCCCTTGTAAACTACTCCTGCATCAATCTCTAACACATCACGTAAGAAAGGAATCCATACGTCCCAGAAAGAATCGCCATTACGATTAGGTTGTTCTAAGAAAGTTTTAGCATCACTTATTTGTTGTTCAAACTTTTCAGCATTCTCT